ATGTATCTGTATGTATTATTCTTTTAGGATGATGATCCTCATGGAACATTAACATGACGTTTTCTGTTTGAACATCACGTACAGTTGCCACCTCGCTAGACTTAAAAGGCAACGGCAAATAAGCTACAGGAACAAAGTTGTATGTTTGGTCTGTGACTTTATAAATAGACATATTACCAAAGGAAGGTGTAGTTTCTTCACCCCCAGTAACCACACATAAGTAATGCCTGTTTGTCTCAATACTAAAGTCGAATGTTTTAACATCAGAAGCATCATCTGTTGCGTAAAGAACATTAAACTCACTAAGCTGTATTTTTAAAGTTCCTAAGTTTCCTGTATCCCCAATTCTGACTATTCTATAATATTGACCTACAAAGCTAGAAGACAAACGAATACGATAAGACTTTGCTTCTGCTGTAACAGTTAGAGTCTCTTCGGTAGTCCAAGAAGAACCGTTGCTTGAAACTTGTACTTTAAATTGACCAGAGCCAGTACCACTTAGCTTTATGTCTTTTACATCTATAAACTGGCCTCTATTGGTTGTTCCAAGAACATTGTATAAAGCTACTATATATTCATCATCTGGCGCAGATTGTCCTGTTGTACCTCTTTCTTGTAAGTCGGTTGTTGTGAGTCCTACGGTTGAACGATCAAAGTCATTAATATTAGCAACAGTACCGCCTCTAGGCATACTTGAAGTAAATGTCGTAAATGCAGAATATACAAGATTAGGTGTACTAACTGTTTTAGTAAGAGTACCACTGGCAGTAGGATTATTAGTTCCAACCGTCCTTTTTGCGTAGACAGTATACGGAAGACTTGATCCAGTAAAAGAAATCACCGTAAAAGTAGAAGAATTATTTGTATATGTAGCGCCAACAATAGGCAAACCAGTAGTAACATTAAAAGAAAATAATTGCCCTAATCCACTAAAAATAAAAGGAGCTAAAATGTTTTCTGCTAGATCAACGTGTTGTGTTCCTGCTCTACGCTTTAACCCTCCCTGTGGGACGATAAGCACATTCTCAGCAGTTTCCATGCCTTGATAGTATTGGTCAAGATCAACACGACCTTTAAGTAAAGGAGATAGTTCTCCGCTAACGAAAGAACTTTGCAGGAATTTAGATTTAGCCATTAATGCCTCACATTAATAAATGGTTGGCTTCTCATTGGCTCGGTAGGATATTGTTGTGAGTCAGTGTAACGCGCCATACGAGATGCGTTCACATACTTGTTTGCATTGATCTCAGCAGATGCCGCACTGTCTCTAATAGACGGAGCAAAGTCCATTGCTAAAGCATACTCTATCATCTTAGCAAAATAGACAGGCCATTCGCTTTCAGCAACATTCGCTGTGTAATCAATGTATAAAGGGCCAGATGTATTAGTGTACACCTTGTCCCCATAGATTCTGTATCGTACTGCTGGGTCTAACTTAATTACGTTAATCAAGTCAGCAGGCAACTGGTACATATTTTGGTATTCAGTTCCTACAGGAGTTTCAGCAGTCATTGCTAGTTGTGCTGTACGTCTGGAAAATCCCCATCGGTACTTAGACATTTCAGACTGTACGATGTTGTCATATAGGTTATTAGCGACTGTCTCTGCTCTGCTATTACCGCTTAATGACGTAACTGGCAGATCGCCAATTAATATCAAGGCGTTAGAAATTAACTTAATCTTTTCTGCCATACTAACCTCTTTAAGAAAGGGGGCCGAAGCCCCCAGACGTTTTGCTTTATTACTTACGCTGTGATTGTAGTACCAGCGGCCGCAGTAATGCTTGTAGCGGTTTGAGTCTTAATGTAAGTAATGGTTACTACTGGAGCAGTTGCGGTGGTAGTATCTTTACAGATAATCATATCACCAATATTAAACTCATTGATAGCGTCAAGAAAATAATCTGCGTTATCAACTACTGTTTTAGAATCAGTAGAAGTATACTGCCAAGTGCTTCCACCTGTTCCTGAACCGCCAATGCGGCATAAGCCTGATCTTGCAAAAGCCATGATATTTCCCCTTATACGTTATCTTTGTATTCAACTTTAACGACACCGTCTGCATCACGAACAACAGATCCAGCTTTCAAACAGCCGTTGCTTAACCATGAAGTACGATCTGCAATCCAATCAACAGAAGTCTTCATGTCCATGCCAATAGCAAGTCCAATAGCGTCACGCGAAAAGAAGAATGAGTCAACAGTGTTACCTGCAACAGTTAAACCGCCTTCAGAACGATCATCAAGAACAACGATGTTAAAACCTTGCAAAGTGTTAATGTCACCACTTACAAGAGCTTTTACGTTTTGATAATCAGAAGAAGTAGCTTTCTCATCCTTAAGAAGTCCACCAAGTCCAGCACTGTTGATTGCACCAGTAAGACCTGAATTTGGAACACCTTTAGCTCGCAAGTTAACGTGAGCATCAATGAGCTTTGCCATAGTAAGTCCTGCGCCACCATGTGCAATAGTAGAGCCACTGCTTGCATTGAAAGCGTCAATTACTAGTTGGTCAGAACGACGACCCAAAGCGCCAGCGATAGTGCTTGCTAGTTCTTGCTTCTCATCGAAGTTGACTTCAGTTGCGTCAAAAATGTCAGTGTACTCTGGAGCATTCCAGTTTTGCAAAGTAGCGATAGCGAAATCATAACTTACGTCCATAGGAGTGACTAGATCAGAAGTAGACTTCTGGTTAGCTAGACCTTTACCCATGTTACGGAATTTATAAGTGTCACCAACTACATTGTTACGAACAGTTACGTAAGGCTTCAATAGCCCTTTTGTTGCATAAGCGTGTTTTACCATGCTATCGAATTCAATCGACGCTACGGCAGATAGATTCTTACTCATAATAGTTTCCTCGAAAAAGAGTAATTAAAAAAGTTTTTCAAGGTTTTTGCTGAGTACCCAGTAAAAATGGTCAGCATTCAACCTAAATTTACTGGGCCTTTGGGAAAAGGGTATCCAGTGTACTGATTATACACCTTTTACCCTATATTAATCAATTACCTGAACCGCCCCACGCTTGCATCATTCTTTGAATCTTGCGCTCGTGTTCTATATTTGTACTTCTTAAGAGGTTTCCTTGCTCATCTTTCTTAAACATTTCTGTCTCAATAGCTTCCCAAGATAGACCTTGAGGGTTATGACCTCCCTCCATTGGCAGTTTAGCAGGAGCAGTAGCCTGTACTAGCATTTCAACAAGTGCAATAGTATCTGCGCTAGTTACTAAGTCTCTTGCTTGCTCGTAAGTTTCTGGATCAAGGTTGTTTTTCATAAACCCTTCTACAGTCTTAATTCTTTCCTGAGCATTCTCTCCTAACTTCTCTAGCTCGTGTTCTTGATTAACCTCTTCTGCGGCATAATCTTGAGCAGACAATAGTTCCCATGCTTCCCCAAACGCATCAGCACCCATGTTAGTTTTAGTAGCAAATGCCTCTAACTCTTGATACAAAGCATCATCACTCTCAATGCCTTCAGGGGGTGTATAACCGTCTTTAGGAGTTCCTTTAAATCCACCGAACTTCTTTGATAACTCAGAATATCCTTTAGCTTGATCTGCTACAGACTTATATTTTGTATCTAGCCATTCGGGTACTTCACCAGTTCCTTTGATACCATCGGTTAAAAAATACTCACCTTCTGCAAGTTCTGGTGTAGCACTGTCTAACAAGGTATCGCTTTGTACAGCGGCTTGTTCTTCTGACATAACTTAGTCCTTATTTGATTTCAGCTTGTTTCATCTGATTGATTAAAAACTTAATTACCCCACCCTCACCATTGTGGTAAGCGGCTTCATAATTAATATTTTCTGAACCAAAAGAAGTGTCGTTCTCATAGACAAACCTTTTGGTCAGGTCTGCTAAGATACGCGCTCCATCATCAGTTGTAAAGACTCTGTGATATGCCTTAGCTAAGTCGTTAGCATTACGCTTACGTATTTCTGCTTGTTTTTTAGCAACTTCTGAATCAGCAAGTTGATCAATATTTGACCAACTCATTGAACAGGCATCGGTGGTTGTGATGTCTTCATACCAGCTTGTGCGGCTTCTGCCCCAGCCTGAATAACCTGTGCTTTCTCAGTAGGCGTTCTTACTAATTCAGCAGGCATTCCAGTCTTAGACGCTACCCATGTTCCAAAGTCTTCTTGCTTGAATCCAATCTTAGCTTGATCAGGGCCAGCATTCTGTAAGACAAACTGTACTGCTTGTTGGACATTGATAATATCTTCAGCATCTTGTGCTTTAGCTAGAGGTGATAAAAACTTGATCTCAATGTCACGCCCATCTAACTTCAAAGGCTGTAGTATTCCCCTACGTGTAAGGATGTGGACAACACGCTTGAGGATAGGAACAAGAACTTCTGTTTGTAATCGACCAAACGCACTACCTATTCTCTTAGCTAACTCTCTTGACTCTATGGCTACTTCTGTCGCAGAACGCACAGCACCAGTAGGATCGCGCAGATCGTTAAACAAAGCACGTTTGATTGCAGTCTGTAGCTCCTGCATTTCAAATTGCGCCAATGCTAGGTTAGCACCAGTGTCTAATCTCTGAATAGAAGGGTTAGATGAGTTGTTAGAACCAACTGGAATAACAACCCCTGGGCTTATAACTATACTGTAGGGGTTAGTCACGCCATCATCTGTAGCTGTATACATACCTGACAGGTCGATAGCGGCTTTCTGTAGTACAAATTCTTTTACTTTGTTTAGTGATCGTACATCAGGTAGTGCTTGTACAGCAGGGCCACGACCGCGTATCTCACCAGAGACTTTAGAGTAACGACCAGTTACCCAAGGGCTTGAGTCACCAAAGTCTTCTTTCCAGCTTATACGGTCTTCACCTTTGACCCATACACAGCCATAGTATTTCTCAGACTTAGGCATATACACAACGCCTTCACTCAGTTCTACCTCTGCATCGGGCTGATTGTCTATCAAATTCTGTACATTTTCTGAGGGCTTGAAGCCTCTCCACTGTCTTTTAAGGTTACGCGCCTTAACATTAAACCTACGCCAGTGTGTCTCAATAGAACCATACGGCCCCTCTTCAAACGCAATACCTTTCTGTGGGATAGCGTTAAACACTAATGGCATATTCGTGTTGTCAGTCTCATCAATACGTAATGTACCTGTACCAACTAAGAGATCAAGAGCGTGCTCATAGAACTGTGTAGCAAAGTTAGAACGGTTAATAAA